GTTTAATAAGTATGAAATTATAAAGAATTTTAAAAGGCTATTAAATGAACATAAGCGTAAACAGTAGTTACATATCTAATGAAATAGCTACTATAAACTCTGGCAAGAAAATTCTTATTGCAGGTCCAGCATTATCTAACTACAAAGCTAGAGAGATAGTGCTTCCTGCTAATAAAGAAGAAGCCTTAAATACTTTTGGACAAAGTGAATTATATAAAGCATATGAATTACTAATAGACTTTGGCGTTGATAATGTATATCTTAGTAACTGCTATAGTCGTTCTGATTATATAAGATTATCTGATAAGATAATACATTATGACTTTGATTACTTTATACCTATAGATATATATCTTAGCGATAAGTTTTATAATCCAATAATAGATAAAGACCAATATTATGCTGAATACTTTTTAGAACAATTTGCATTGGTTAATAGCTTAACTACAACTATAATGACTGAAAGACATGCTAGTCTATATAAAGATTTCGACCAATATGTAAGTGCTATGACTAAAATAGAGACAGAATTCAAAGAAGAGTTTGAATATGAAAAGTCTACTTTTTTAGAACAGAACGGAAATAATTTAAACTTTGTTTATAATAACTTAAATAATATTCCTTATTCTAATGTAGTACTGGGGGCTTTATATGTAATAAGAGATTATGCTAAGTATTTATCTCCTTTATCTGGAGTATCAGTTGTATTTGATTTAGACTATAATGATGTGCAAAGTTTAAGAGCTATGTACTTTAAAACTAATTATTATGCAGGTAATACAACTTTGGAAAATCCAATGAACTTCAGAAAGAGTAATGATATATATGCTAATGCATTAATAGATGATGTCATTAAAAGAGCTATTAAGTCAATAGACTTAGAGAAGTATAAAGGTAGGCTATATAATCAGTATATAGCTATACAAATAGAATCAGAAGTTATAAAAGCTTTAAATTCTATGAAAGGCAAGCTCTTTAAGGAATATACTATAAATAGAGTTGGTTTTAAAAAGACAGACGCTACATCTGGATACATTGTAATAGATTATAGTTTTGTACCGTATGGGACATTAGAATCTATCAATGTGGTAATGGGGGTGTAATATGAATAACTTAGAAAAGCTATTAAATGAAAGTGAAAGATATACAGAGAGTTTAATAGCTAAAGAAACTGAGAAAAAAGATAACTGCGAAGAACCATGTGGTGGTAAAGCAGTAAATATGCAAAGAGCAAAGAAAGGTGCTAGTCTATATGATTTCTTAGATATGTTAGCAATAATAGTAGATTATGCTATGGCTGATATGAATGTAAAGTTTATAACAGATGAAGAAGAAATCAAATTAAAAGACCCCGAACTTTCATTTGACCAACCTCATATATCTTATAGAGTCATTTCTAGAAAACCAAATAATGAATATAAGCCAATAGTTAGAGAAGAAATTGTAGAACATGATGAGCACAATGAACAGCGATTAGGTACTATTAGAGGTATTGGATTTGACTGTATAGTGCAATTTAATATCTTTGCAAGTGAAAATAAGGTCGCAAATAAAGTAATGGAATCATTTGAAGAGCTAATGTTATCATATGCTGGTTACTTTATGGAACAGGGAGTTAGACAAGTTTACTTCAAAGAGCAAATCACAGATACTGATTACAATAACTTCCGTGATGTTCTATCTATAAGAAATCTACGTTATTATGTAGAGATAGAGAAATTAATGGTAATATTCAATAGAAGAATCTCCGATTCATTGTTATACGGAGACATAATTGAAGATAAAACAACTAAAAAATAACCCAATTGAGGAGGAATGCTATAATGGCAAGCACAGGAATATTCGATAATGATTTAATCCTTCCTGGTGTTATAACTGAAATAATACCAGATTACGCACAAGATTATGATACTAGTTCATTTGGAACTACAGAGTCAGTTACAATAATAGGTACTGCATTTAATGGACCAGTGGGAAGAGTAACTCCTATATTCTCTCCTGAACATGCAAAATACATATTCGGTGATTCATTTGACCCTACTACAAGAAGAGAAGCTTCTCTAGTTGCAGAAGTTTACGATGCTTGGGAAAGAGGATGTAGAACTATATATGGTATAAGAGTTTCAGGAAAAGAAATATACAAAGATTACTCTTTTGCTACAGAAACAAAATTAAAGTTAAGAGTTAGTGGTATATTCCCATCTAACGATAACAAAGAAGTTTACATGAACTTCACTGCTACTCAAGCTGCAAATGGAGAAGTTGGTAGCATAAAAATATACAAACCAGCTGATAGAAGTAACATGAAAGAAAAGATGCAAGGTTTAGTATTAAACCAAAATCAAATGTTAGTTACTGAAATTAAATTATCTGGTTATGGAATAACTAAAGATTCAAGATTAGTAGATGTTATAAACATAGTTAACGGAGCTGAAAACAACAACGTTATAAGATTAGCTATAGTAAACGAAGATGGTGCTGATGTTACTACTTCTTCTAAAGAAGCTCAATCATTATCTGTTGGTGTTATGTTCCCAGGTATATACACAATAGGTAGAGATAAAGCTACTGCTGAAGTAACTGTTAAGACTGAAGTAGGATATGTTTTATCAAGTGTAGCTAAACCTCATGCTAACTATCAAGAAGCTATATGGAAAGAGCTTATAATAAATACTGATGTATCTGCTTCTTATCCTATATATGCTAAGTCTAACGGAGATTTAAATACTTTACTAGGAGCTGTTACTACAGATGCTGCTGGTGAATGGTTAAAAGCTATAGGTGTTATAGACAAAATAGCTGAAAAAGATAAAGTTGATTACGAAGAAGCAGAATTAGATGAATTCGACTTATATCAAAGATTAGGTTCAGGGTTCGCTCAAACTGCTAAAATAATAGAAGTTAAGAACAATGATGGACATACTAAAGGATACAAAGTTACTGTACCAGATTCTAATGATGAAAACAGAGTTGTTTCTATACCAGATGGAATATATTCTATGTTAGAAAACCACTCTACAAACTACACAGTAATGTCTAACGCTACTGCTGAAACTAAAATTTCTGGAAAGCTTCCAAGAAAAGATGCTTTCAAAAAGAGAAAAGCAGGAGTTATAAACTTAAAAGATAACGGAACTAACGTTATAGAGTTAACAGCTAAAATAGATTCTAGAGATTTCTCTGAAGCTACTAAGTACTCTGTAGAAGTTATATCTGTTGAAGAAGGTTTAGACCAAGCTGAAGTATTAGCTAACTTAGCTACAGATGTTAAATACGAAAGAATAGCTACAGTAACTGAAGAAGAAGCTAACAATGTTAAATTTGCTGAAGGTACTATGGTTATGGTAGTAGAAGAAACTAGAGCTGATGAATTAGTAGTAAACAGAGCTATGGCTGATGTTACTTTCAACTTAAAAACTATGCAAAATGGTGTATTAGTAGAAGCTTCTCAAAAAGGAAACTTCATAGTAGAAGTTGAAGATAAGTTATATGCTGTTGAATACGGAGAAGAAATAGCTAAATTCAGAATTAAGCCTGTTAAAAAAGATTCTTATGTAATAGGTACTAACGGAGACTTAGCTAACGTATATAAAGTTTTAGCTGATAATGAATTAGAGCCAGTTGCTATACTTGGACAAATAGCTAATAGAGAATTAGAAGAAGACTACACAATATGCTTCGTTGAAATATTAGCTAACAAAGCTGTTGTAAAAGTATTCTCTACAGAAGCACAATGGATGAACTACGATGAGTTAGTAGAAAAGCTAAATGAAGATTCAGTATTCAGTGAATTATTCACAGCTGTTGCTTACACTCCAGACGTAGAAGTTGCTGCTAAATTAACAGGAGAAGGTGTAGATAAGGGAGATACTTACTACGATACTACAATGTATATACCTTACACTACTACAGATAACTTTGCTAGACACTTAGCTCAACACTGTACTTATACATCTTTAAAGACTTACCCAACTCACGGTATAATAGGATGCTCTAAGTTAAACGGTGTAAACTTAGCAACAGTTGCAGATAGAGTTAATGAAATATTAGCTTTAGACTTAGATTTATATGCTAAGAGACCTAACGGAAATAACATGTTAAACAACAATAACGTGCCTCATCCAATAGGAAGATGTATATCTGTACCATTCATGCAATATACAGTAACTACTGGAAACGGATACAATTATGTATCAAACGGTGCTGCTGGATACGCTGGTATGGTTTCTACATTAGCAGCTGACAGAAGTTCAACTAACCAACCAATAAATATACCAAACTTAGCTTTCGAGTTATCTAACTACCAATTATCTAAATTAACTGGTAAAGGTATTGTAACTTGTAAGAGAACTACTCAAGGATTAGTTATAACAGATGGTATAACAATGGCTCCAGTTGATTCTGCTTACAGAAGACTTTCAACTACTAAAGTTATAAATGTAGTGGATAGAAGTTTAAGAGAAGTTATAGAACCATTCATAGGTTTACAAGATAACTTAGCTACAATAAACTCTTTAAATACTGCTATAACTTCAGTATTAAATAAATTAAAAGAGAGCTTAATAAACTACTATGAATTCAAGATAGTAACTGACCAAGCTTCTTCTAGATTAGGTATCATAAAAATAAACTATACTATAATACCAACTAATGAAATAAAAGAAGTTAGAAACACAGTTTCTGTTCAAGAATCTAACTAATAGTGAGAGAGGTGCAAAACCTCTCCCTATATTAACCTAAAAATTTAAAGGAGGAACGTTCTTATGGCTAATAACATGTCAAGTGAACAATATACTAAAACGTATACTACTTTCGGTGGTAGTGATATCGTTGCAACTTTCAATGGTAAAGTTATAGGGGAATTACAAGCTATAACTTACTCTATAACAAGAGAAAAAGTACCTGTTTATACAATGGGTTCTGCTGAGCCTCGTTCATTCTCAAGAGGTAAAAGAGGTATAGCTGGTAACTTAGTATTCGTTACTTTTAACAGAGATGCTTTATTAGAAGAATTATCTGATGGACCACAAATACAAAAATACCAAGCTAACAACTATTCTAACAACAGCGACACAGGAGCTTTACAATTCACTTCAATAGAAGAGTGGGATGCTCACATGAGTTCTTTAGCTTCAGGAGGTTCTTCTTCTAACGGAACTACTGGGAAAACTCCTGCTGACTTAGTTGATAAATATAAGCCAAGATATGCTGATGAAATATTACCATTCGATATAACAATAACTTTTGCTAATGAATATGGTAACATGGCATCTACTGTTTTATACGGTGTTGAGCTATTAAACGAAGGAACTGGATATTCTATAGATGCTCCAACTTCTGAAAGAGCTTACACATTCGTATGTCGTTCAGTTGAAACAATGAAACCAATTGACGAAACAAACAGAGGATTTATAAGCACTACTTGGTAGTAATAATAGAGGGAGAGCAATCTCTCTCTTTTTTATTGCTCATATATTAAAATTATTAACTTATACAAAGGAGGATAATATGGCTGATTTTGAAATCAAAGGTTATGATAGTTATTCTGGTTGCGATATCGTTGTTACTGCTAGATTAGCTACACTTAATAATTCAACTAAAAAATTAGAAGAAAAGATATACACTCTTGGTTCTTTACAGACTCTATCTGTATCTACTCACCAAGATAAAAAGCCTGTAAGAGTTATAGGAAGTATGAATGCTTTAGACTATACTATGGGTCAACGTACTATAGCAGGGTCTCTAGTATTTGCTGTTTTTGATAAACACTTTGCTACAGAAATGTTTAATGACCTAGAAAAAGCTACAGGTAAAACATTCTTCTTACCAGACGAATTGCCTGCTATGGATATAACTATTACATTTGCTAATGAATATGGTAGAACTTCTAGAATGGCTATCTATGGATTAAGAATAATAAACGAAGGACAAGTAATGTCTATCAACGACTTATATACAGAAAATACATATCAATTCGTAGCTACTGCTATGGAACCATTAAAGAAATATAATGGAGGCGGTTCTTCATCTGACAGACAAAATGAAGCTCAAGTTGCATCTGTATTTGAATTAAGTGATACTCCAGCAGCTTATAGTGGAGAAGAAATATGGAATAGAGGATTTATTAATGAAAATGAAAATTTAAAAAGAGTGCTATTAACAGCAGAAGTAGACCAACCTATTTATGAGGGGCAAGAAGGTATAGCTAAGTTTACTCTATCTCCTAATCAATCTTCAGGTATGATTTATATATATCATCAAATACAAAATAAATTATATTCAGAAATACATGTAGATGGAAAAGCTTTATATAACATTTATTTAGATTCAGGATTATACTCTGCTTGGTATGAAGATAAAGGACAAACTTTATCTAATACTGTTACATTCTCTATAGATAATTTAGGTGAACATAATTCAATTTACGATGATGCTCCTAATATTGAAGACATAACAGATTCTACTATAAAAATAACTTGTAATAATCCTACTCATACAATAGGTGTTTGTGTTAATTCTTTAGACAGTTCTACTATAGAATTAGAATTAACAAATAGAAATTGCACATTTAGAAACTTAACAAACAATACTAGCTATGTTGTTTATACTAGAGATGAAAATAATAGCTCTAGAACAGTTGCTATAAAAACATTAGCTCCAGAAGAAAATTTTATATCTGGATTTAAAAGCTATGTAAGATTTAATAATTCTTTATTGTCTACAGACCTAGACCAATATGAAGAAATACTCGATGGAATAAAAGAGTCAGATGACCTAATATACTCATTAGAACGTAATCAAGATACAAAAGCAAAAGAGCTTATGTATATGGCTGTTAAATACAAGAATGAATTTACTACAGCTATTAATAGCCATAAAATAGAATCAATGCCGCAAAAGAATCTTAGTAACATATATGGAAACTCATTTAGTTTTGATACAGGAGTTACTAAAGCTAATGTGTTCTTAATCAAGAATAAGAAAGAATACTATGAGTACTCTGAGCAGTATCCAAATGAAATGACTTATATGGGTAAGTCTAATAGAAGTTATAATGTCGTAGCTATAACTAATGACTTTGCTAAATCACCTAAATACTTATTCTATTCTTTTAGTGATAATGATAAAGCAAGAATAGATACTTTATATGGAGATGCTAATGTTCTTGAAAGTATAGATTTAACTACATATATAGACCCTAGTAAGAAGTATTCTGATTTAGCTTTAAAATGTTTAGCTGTAAAAGATAATAAGAATATAGATGTTAGATTATTAAAAGCTCCTACTGTTGTATTAGATGAAGAGTTAAATATAACAGTTGATGTTAAGTACAACGACTCAATAGGAATTAAGGATAATGAATATTATCTAGTTATATCTAACTTAGAACAAAGCTTAGATAAGACGCCTTTTAGAAAAATTAGAATAACAGATAGGGATGAAATGATATTCGCTAATAAGTATTTAACAGCTATTAATAGTAAAGATATATATGCATTATGGATAGAAGACCAAAACTTTAATATAGTTTCAGAAATAGCATTTGTATCTGAAAACGAAGAAATAAAAGACTTTAATATATCTCAATTAGAAGATGTTATGCAAAAGATTATATCTAAAGTTGAATTTAATTTAGGTAAGACTAATTCGATGGCTGATGTTTATTCTTCTGTATTAAGTAAAGATACTTCTATAAAGAATGTGCACTATGATATAATACAATCTATAATAGATTTAAAATTAGATTATAATAGCTTAGCAATATTAGAAGTCTTAAAAATGAAGTTTAATGATTTATATGTAAATCAAGATAAATATAGAACGGTAACATATGATGGAGCTAAAGTTAAGTTTGATAATTTTAATAATGCTCAAATAGTTCATATAGGCTTTAAAAGAGGTTCTGATTATATAATAGAAGTTGTAGATGAAGATACAATGATAGTAGATAATAATTATTTATATAATTTATATTATGTTATAGATAATAATCCTGTTATTAAATCAGGGTTTGTTTTAATAGCTAATGAAAAAGCTACATCTCACTTAATAAGATTGGAGGAGATATAATGGCAGAAAAACCATACTTTACCCATGGTGTGAATTTAGCCGCATCAGATAGGGATTTAGTAACAAGTACCACTATGTATAGTGGTCAATTAAAAAGATATTTCTCTAGTTTAGATGCAGAAATATTTATAGGAGGAGAAAGAATACTTGATATAGTAAGACTAGATTTTTCTTATGAAGAAAAGAAGATGCCTTTCTATGGATTTAATAGCTTTTGGCCTTCTAGAATATTTGTAGGTCAGAAAATAATACAAGGTACTTTTGCTATTAACTTTACTGAACCAGGTTATATAGCAAAATTATTACAAAAGATAGAAGGGTCTGCTGCACAAGATTCAGCATCTTTAGTAGGTCAAACTTGTAGCTTAGAAAACTCTCCTTTATTCGGTAAAGCATTTGATATACTTGTAGGATATGGAGGGTTTAATGTAGAGAATGAAGCGTCATTCAGAAACACACATCAAATTTTAGAAGGTGTAATGGTAAATGGATATAGTCAAATATTAGATACATCTGGTGAGCCAGTAATGGAAGTATATAGTTTTATGGCGAAAAATCTAAAGTTTGGAGGTTATAAATTTGATAAAAATAGTTATAATGACGACATTGCTAGCAGCGATAGCGATATTGGTTCGTCTGGACAAACACATTTAGGTGGAATAGAAATAGTAGAGAAAAGAATATCTGGAGATGTTGCTGATTTAAGAGATAAATGTCATAAGGATAGTACTCTATTAGGAGTAATAGTTGACGTTACTAATGCATTACATATTAAAGATGATAAGTCTCATATCTATATAGATTTTGCATTCTTAAACGATAATAAAACTTATGTTAAAGAAAATGTAAGTTTAACAATACATGATAATGAATTACGTATATCAGAAACATATACTCTTATAAAGAAAAAGGATAATACTTTTGGATATATATTAGATGAGGCTAAAACTAAGCTGATTAAAGAAAAATTATCAGGTAAAAAAGGGTCTCAAAAGTTAATAAGCTGTTCTATATCTGGAGCATTTATGCATGATGGTAAACGTGAACCATTTAATAAGAAAGTATGTATGCGTCCTGGAACAAATTATTAACATATACTAGAATTATAAAATAAAAAATAACGGAGGAATTTAATATGAAAAAAGAAACAGTTAAGAAAACTACTTCTACTAAAAAGAAAGCAACAGAAGAACAAGTAGAAGAAGTTGTTGAAACAGTAAAGGAATTATCTCCAGCTGAAATAGCTGCTGAGAAATTAAAAGAAATACATGGAGATGTATTCATAACTACAGTAGCAGGTGTAGAAATAGTATGGAGAAAATTAAAAAGAAGTGAATACAAAGAAGCGATGTCTATAAAGTTTGATGAAAATGAAGATATAAATTACTTCGAAAGACAAGACTTTATGGCTAAAAAAGTTATATTATACCCAGAGAATGTTGATTCATTATTAGAAGATTATGCAGGAATATCTGATATTATAGCTACAGAAACAATGGTTAAGACAGGTTTCGGTATAGCAAATACAAAGGCTGTTAAATAGATGAAGATAAGTTCTCAGAAGCAAAAGCAATCTGTTAAAGATTTTGATGATTTAATTAAAAGCTTTTTAGATAAATACGGAAACATATTCTTTTCTGAGATAGATGGACAAATATTTATATACAAGCCTTTAGGAAGAAAGGCATATAAAGACATAGTTAATAACCAAAATATAAGTGATTTAGATAAGGAAGATTTAATATGTGAAGAAACAATAATATGGCCAGAAGATTATGATGCAGATGATTATGATGCAGGTATACCTTCTAAGTTATATGAAGAGATACTAGTTAACTCTTTCTTATCTAGCACTGAAGATATGGTTCATCTATTAGAAGCATGTAGAGAAGAAACTGAACAATTAGATGTTCAAATGAGCTGTATAATAAGTGAAGCTTTCCCTGCATATGATATGGACGAAATAGAATCATGGGATATGATTAAGTTTTGTAGAATGTTCTCTAAAGCTGAATGGAAGTTAAAGAACATGAGAAGTCTTGAAATGAATGAAGATGTTGTAGGTTTCTTAAAACAAGCTATAGGTGTAGCACCTGAAGAGAGTAATAATACTACTAAGGAAGCTCCACAAAAACCACAATCACAAAACAATAGTAATAATGGAAAAATAAAAGTAGGAAATAGAGAAATGACTAAAGAAGAGTATCAACAGTATCTAGACTTCCAAAGAGCTAATCCTCAAATAGATTGGGGAGCAGATGCTATGTTTACTGGTTATGAAACTCAAACAGTTTCTACTGTACCTACTCCATTAAGACCAAGAAGATAAAAATATAAAGAGGTGAATATATTTGTCTAAAAAAAGAAGAGATAAAGAACATGACTCTTCTACCGTAGGCAAAGTCGCTAAAGTTGGAGCAGCTGCATTAGCCGTAGGGGTGGGTGCAGCTGCTTTTAACAATACAGGATTAACTCGTAAATTAACTTCTGAAATACTTCCTGCTTTAGGTTCTACTACAAAACAAGTATCTAAAGATTTAAGAGGTTATAAATCTAAGCGACAAGGTCTAGATAGAAGATTACAAGCTAAAGATATTAAAAACATATACAATAAGCATTTAAAAGCTAATAAAACTTTTAAAGAAGAAATAGCTAGTAGAGCTAATAAAAAAACTCTTAGACTTAATACAGATAATAAAAGACTTAATTTAGCTGGACAACTTAAGAATATTAAACAAGTTGTAAATAACGATTTAGGTCATAAACTTAAAGCAGGTTTAGAATCAGAGTTACAACAAAGCTTTATAGAAGAGTTAGCTTTAAAATATAAAGATAAAGCATCTTTTGAAGATATAAAAACATTAGCTAGTTCTGCATATAAAGACATAAATACTAATTTTATAAAAGGTAAAGATGGTAAAAACTCTTATTCTGATTTCTTAGATAAAAGATTTGCGGCAGCAGGTCTTGCTAACGATAAGCAAGAATTCTTAGATTTAATATTTAAAAATAAAAATGAAATAGAAGAGCATATAGCAAGAGCCTCTACTATACAACCAGTTAGAGATAAGATATCTGATAAGTTAATAGATACTCTAGGTGAAAACAAAAGAAGAGGTCAAGGTATCTTTGGTAAAATAGATAAAGTTTTAGATATAGATTCAGAGTTAATGTTTAAAGGTTCAAGAACTGCTACTCTTGATGAAGTATTAGAAGCTTATAGTAAAGATGAAAATCTATTTGCAAGACAAGATATACATAAAAGAATTAAAAGTAACTTCAATAACACAAGCAAGTATGAAGAAATAAACTTAATGGAAGAATTAGCTAGACTTAAAGATAAACACGATTTAGGGAATGTTTTATTTGATAAGTCTATAAAAATAGACAGAAACGGAAACTTATTCAGTACTATAGAATTTGATATGGCTATTAAAAAGCAAACAGACAAATTTTCTTCTACTCTACCTGGAAAGTTATTTGCTGGTGTAGATATAAGATTACAATCTGAAGTTCCTATTATGGAGATTTTTAGAGCAGGGTCTACAGGAAAAGAAGCTGTTTATGAAAAGGGCAATAATAGTACAATGCTTCGTCAATCTAAGATTGCTATAGGAAATGCCAATACAGGTCAAGCTAAATTATATGGTTTATTTTTAGATGCGGATGGTAATTTACAACTTAATGAGGAAGTATTAGCAGAAGGTCATATAAGAAATAACTCACATGGTAAATCTGCTAGACTTAATAAAGAAATGGTTGGTACTAATATCAATCCATTAGAAAGAGATACAAGTTTTATTGCAGAAGCATTAGATATAATGCAAGATGGTCAACCTACACATGAAACAAAGTTAAAGGCTTGGTTAAATAGAAAAAATAATGATGACTGGAAAAAGAATATTTTAAAAAGCAATAAGAAATTGTATACTAGCGATGTGTCTATGCCTGAAAAGATAGATGCTTTAACGGTTGAATATTTAAATAAAAATGGCGGAGATGTATTAGAAGCAAAAGCTGCGGTTGTATCTAAGATATTAGAAGACCAAAAAGAAATTTCATCAATGCTTAATGATTTAACAGCATCTAAACAAATTAATAACCAGACTATAACAAATTTAATAGAGTCAGGACATATCAAAGATGAAAGTTCATTAAAGATATTAAATCTATTAAATGATAAAGAATATTTAAATACGTCTGAATTAATAGAAGCATTAAGTATAGACCATGAGGGTCAAGCAGCTAAATTCTTTAATAAAGATTTAGAGAACATAGTCAATAGAGGATATGTAAATGCAGACCATGTATCTAATATGCAAAATATATCTCAAACTAGAACTCAAACATTCTTAGGTAAGAATTTAGAATACACAAATGTCTTAGACGTTGAAGATGTTATTAGAAGAGAAGCTGTTAAAGAAGTAATGCTTAGAGAAGCTAGTGAATATAGTCAAGGTATCTATGATACTTATATGCCTACTAAAAAAGGTATGACTAAGATAGAGCAGATACTACAGAATAGTAACTTAGATGCAGTAGAACAAAAGAACTTATCTTATGTTACTGACTGGGGACTATTACAATCTATAACTAAGTTAGCTAACGATACAGATGATGTATTAAGTTTAGATAAGATGGTTGGAGAAGGCGGTTATTTAACTTACTTCGATAATCTTATGACAGCTAATGACCACTTTAAGTTTAGATATTCGTCTATGTTAGATGATTTAGCATCAAGACATTCTGTATACGATTCAGAAATCATAGGGAACATTAACGAGATATATTATAACGAATACAATAATTATACATTCATGAAGAATAGTGTAATTAAAGATTTTAATTTTAAAAGTTTAGAGGGTATCAATGAGTCTATTAAACAGTTAGGTAAAGAGTTAACTGCTGGTAGACATGATATGAAGAATTATACTACTCTTACTCAAATACCTCAATTTATGACTGCAAGACTTATGTGGGGTATTGATTCAGTTGGTTTAGGATTCTCTAGTGCAAGTACAGGTTCTACTCAAGATTTAATAAAGAATATAATGACTAAAAGAGTTCTACCTATAGCTGGAGCTTTTGCATTATATGATTATTTAGATTATGAATCAGAAAACTTTACTGGTATATCTATGACTGGTGCCATGGCTAACTCTATAGCAAATATAGATATGGCTTCAAGAAGATTAGCATACAGCATGGGAATAGGTCAAGCAATAGACTGGTTTAAAGAATCTTCTGTATGGGGAGAATATTGGACTGGTTCTACTGATTTCCAAACTGCTGAAGAAAGAGCTGATTGGTATGAAAATGGTTATAGTGCAGTAAGAGGAGGACGTTTCTGGGGATTCGGTTCTACTTCAGAATTTAGAGGTTCTGCTATTCAGTATTATCAACCTAACTATTTAAGAAGAGCTCATAGTAACTGGGCTGAAATAGGTACATATGGTTCAGCTGAAGAAAAGTTTAAACATTCTTGGCTACCATCTCTTAGACATCCATTCTCTCCTATAAGAGCCGCATTAGACCCTTATTGGTTAGAGAAAAAGAATATGGATGAAAGACCGTATCCTTTAACAGGTAAACTATTTAGTGAAGGAACTCCATGGGGAGCAGTGTTAAATCCTACAATAGGAGAAATGATAAAGCCTGTTAGAATGTTACCTGAAATTAAAAAAAGATTAGGTAATGATGGTAGAGATATTAGAACAGTAGTACAGGGAATAAATGAACGTATAAAAGGAAGAGCTAATAAGAATGATGACATGCTTATTCTTAGAGGTACTGATATAAGAACAGCTAACTATACGCCATATGCAAATACAGGCGACGGTTATATGAACATCCAATTCAATAATGGACAAGTATTAACTCCTGGTATAGGATTTATGGATAATGTAGGCAAGCTTAATAGTACTAGTGTAATAGCTACAGGACAAGTACAAGGTCAAATAGATTTAACAACAATAGACCCAAATGGTGAGTTAATACAAGAAATAGCATCAGTATCATATGATACACAACAAGCTGTTAATGGAATAGTTGGGGCTATTAATAACAACATTAAAAAGTTAGCCGCTAGATTCGGAAGCTATAAAGAAGTAAATCCTGCATATACAATGGGAACTATGCCTGATAGAACTCAAGGTACATATGTATATACTAATTTAGTTAATAAACGTAATCAATTTAATAGCGAATATTATGCTTCTATTAGTAATCCAGGAATGATAGACAAAAACTTAGCTAATGATTACTTAAAAGATGCTACATATTCTATGGGACAACTTAGTGGTATATATGGATTCTTAAATGATTTTGCTTTTGGTGAAACATCTTATAGCTTTAGATATGAAAATGCAGGTCAAATGACTTCATTCTCTAGACACTTCTGGGATGCACAAGTCGGAGGCGTAGGTGGAGGATTCATGGAAATCGCTAGACGTTTCTTTGCATCAGAAGATAAATCTAAAATTAATTATAACCCATTAAGAAACTCTATGCCTGAATGGTTACCTGAAAGATTTTTAACTGGAGATGCATATGCTTCATTACCTAAAGGGGAGATGAGGATGCCAGGTAAAGGGTATGAATCTATACATGATTTACATCCAGACCAGTTTGGTGAATATGGTGCATTTGATAGAATGAAGATATTAGGAGATATAGCTCCTACTTCTGAAGAATATAAGTTATGGAGAAATATTGCTAGAAATACAGTAACTGATTCTAACTTAATAAAACAAATGGATGAAGTAGAAGAGCGTGCTACTAAGATGTCAGGTAAACATGAGTTTTATGATTATAGATATTTCAATAACAATACGGTTCAAAAACATGGTGTTGTTAAAAGCTTTGATGGAAACGTGGTAACACTTGTATCTGGAGAGCAATTAAGATTAGGAGGTATTACTCTTAATGAAGAAGCAGACTTATCTATGTTCTTACAATCTGGTCAAAAGATACATTATCGTACATCAGCAGATGCTATTAAAAGATTAGAAGACGGTATTGTAACAAATGCTGTTATCTATAAGAAAGAAGGCGGCTTTGGTACTAATATCAATAAAGAACTTGTATCTGCTGGTATGGCTGAAAGAGACAAAACAGATAGAACAGCTATAGGATATTTAGCTAATTCTTCAGCAATGCAACAAACATTAGGAGCAGCTCAAGAACTTATAGGTCATACTAATATACCTTTCTTACACAATAAATACATGAAGATAGAAACTGCTAGAGAATCATTTATAAATGAACATGTCTATGGTACATCTTTTGCTACTTGGGATAATCCTATAAAAGGATTCGTTAATCCAGCTTTAAATCAAACATTTGGTCAAAGCTTTGGTAGACATTTAGCAGCAGTTGGGTCATCTGCTTTATACTTTGGTCTTAAACATGTAGATGGATTAAACCCTGTTATGAGATATGGAGCAGGAGCATTAATGGCTGGACTTAATCCAACAGCTTTATTAGGTATGGGTGTTGAATTTGGTGCTCAACTTGGATTAAAAGCTATTGGTGGAGGAAGCAATATGCTTAACATAGAAAGAGGAGCAGCTATAGGTTCTGTAGTAGGAACTGTAGGATGGGGATTAGCTAATGCTGAAAATCCATTTAAAGCAGCAGCTTCATTTGCAGTAGCGGGTGAAAGTTTATCTAGATATTTAAAGATGAGTGACGCATTTGAAAACTGGGGACATGGTAAAGGAGCATTAGTAGGTGCAGGTATAGGTTTAGCAATATCAGCTATTAAAAATCCTAAGTTCTCTAAAGATATGTTTAGGTCTAAATGGATTCCTGAAGAAACAGAAAAGAAATGGGAATTAGATGAATACTTTGATAGACTTGAATACATTAAGTATAAAGGCCTATACGAACAAGCTGCGGCAAGAGCATTCTTGTTTGAAGGGAATATAAATCTAGATAAAATATTTAAAAAAATGGATAAAAATAAAGAGAAAATAGCAAAACTTACAAGAAAAGCAGAAAAGCTGAGTAATAAGCATACAGCAGGCGGTTATAAGTATGAGCAAGAGATGAACGAGATTAACAGCAAGATAGAAGCTCTACAGAACCAACAAACTGCTTTCCGTGGTGGTAAGTATACGAAGGCAGCCGTATCTTATCGTAAGGCTATGGAATCTACTATCTATGGATTATCTGAAAGTGCTACACCTGATGAAATATTAGCATCTGTTCCCGTTCAGTATAGAGACCATTACATGGCTTTCATGAACGAAAGGTCTGAGAAAGAACGCAAGAAGATACTAAAACAACTTCCTGAATACCTTAGAAAACCACTACAGGTAGCATGGGGAGAGAAACCAGATAAGTTAGATAGTAACCTTAAGTTTTTCAAAACTCATGCTATGCCAAGTATGGCATGGAGAGGATGGAAACCTAATGTAAATCTTAAACACGTTAAGATGAAAACTATTCAAAACGAAGGTATGTTGTTATCAGACTTTGGATATTATGAATCTGAAAAGTCAAAGATGGAGTACCATATGGCTCCTGGTATAGAAAACTTCAACAAAGGACAAGGTGCAATAAGTTATATTTCAAATATGACTGGAACGCTATCTGGCTTAGGAATGTCAGTACAAAATATATCAGTGGAACCAACATCTGCTCCAGGATTATGGATTGCAGCCGATATAAAACAAACAGCTAACGACGTAGGTAAGATAGGAAGTTATGCGGTTAATTCGGGTATACAATCTTTAACTTCGCTATTATTCTAAAAAATATAAGGGGATGATTATTATGACACAAGCACTTACGCTTGATGCTACTATCGTTGTAGCAATAATATCTTTATTCGGAGTTATTTATACTTCAAAGATGGGTACGCTTACAGAAATGAATAAACAACTTATGGAAGAAATAAGAGAACTAAAGTTACAACATACTGCTGAAACAGAAAGACTTGAGAGTAAGATTTCTATTTTAACAGAAGAAAACATAGAACTTAAGAATCAAATATTTGAATTAAAAATAGTTCTTAAGACTAATGAAATCAAAGAAGAATCAAAATAATACTTCTTTTTGGACCGTCTATATAGGCGGTCCTTTTTTGTAATAATATAATAGTATTATAAGACTATATAGAAAGGGTGAAAAGATGGCTAGAAATAATAAAAACACTTATATATATAAAACACAACAAGATAGTATAAGACGTGCTAATGAAAGACGTAAATCAATAGATAAATATGACTCTGATAAAATTAATTTAGTTAAAGAAGATATAGCTAATATATTCCAAGAAATGTTTAAAGGAAAAGAAGTTATAATTAATTCTAATGTAAGTACTATTAGCAATCCTTCTAAAACATTTGATGCTAAACAACCTACTAATAATTATGAATATAGCCAAGTTACTGAAGCTATTAAAAAGTTATATGATAATAATTTCTATGATGTTGTATCTGGTAAAATTAATACAGCTGAACAATTGATGATGCAATCTATAGAGAATAATATAAAACTTCAAATGGTTAACCAAGCAGGTAAATCAAATGAAAGTTTACATTCATTTACTGAAAAAATGAAATATATGAGAGAATTAAAAGACCCTAATAATAATGGAACATTTATAGTATACGATTTAGAAACACTTGGAGGTAAAGATACTCACGGTGTATGGAGACCTACTCATATAACAGAATTCTCTATGCATCAATATGACTCTAAAGGAAATATAATAGACGGTAAAAAAATAGATATCCTTATGGGTTGGAGAGATAAAGATGAAGCTGATAAATTATTAAAAAGAATAAGTGCAGCTATTAAAGATGAAACTATAGATTACGATGAAGAACTTAGAGTCGCTGCTCACAGATTAAGTTTATATGGTCATGATAAAGTTACTTCTGTATTCGATAAAGATTTAGGAGTTTATAAAACTGCTAGTTTCATAGATAGTAAATATGGAGACTATAAAGATATAGATAGAATCAAAAAAGGTATAGATTTTTTCTTAGATATCGGTAAGAAAACTGGTGTAGATGAACATGGTGTACCTTTAGATGTTAAACTTATGATGCAAACTGTAGCCAATGCTAATACTTTATTAAATGATAATAGTAAGTATGCAATGCTTGTAGACTACAATGGTAGTATGTTCGATAAGCCTATAATAGATTCATTTGGAAATAAGTTTATAGCACAACATCCTTCTCTTAAGAATTTATTTGATAATGGAGAATTCTCATTAAATGCTTCTGGACATAAACATATAGATGTTCAAGGTGCTTTACAACACTATAGAAATAATTTCTCTACTAAAGCTTTATTAGGAGATAAAGTACATGAAATAGATGAGGCAAGACTTAATAGACAAGAACATTATGTTAAAGCTTTTTATAGTAAATTATTTAAAGATAACGGATTAAAACCACACGAGGCATCATCAGACGTTACGGCACTAGGTTACTTCTTAACTCAAGAAGCAGAAGGACTAGGCATGCCTCTTATAGATTACATAGCAGAAAAGTTAGACCCTATTGCTAATTCTAAGAAGGTACATAACTTAGAAGCAGGACAACAAATCTTAAAAGCTAAAGGATATTATAATGGTACTTATGGCGGAAAGAATATGTTAAACTTTGCAATAGATAATAGAACTAACAATATATTTACTGCTGATAACCATATGATAAGAAATGGTCAAATATTAAAGCAAGACTTTAATGTTGGTGTAGGTTTAAATCAAGGAGCTTATTATCAATTAGGTGGAGTTAGAGAAATAAAAGCTGGTGACACTTATCTAAAAACAATGAGTGATATATTCCCTCAATACTCTTCTAGTAACATGTATGCAGTTACATTAAACATGATGACTACAGAAGATTTTAAGGATAGTAGATTAGGTGCATTATCTCAAGTTGTTTTATTTAATAGCGAAACAGAATTACAAGCTTTCATGTCTAACACTTTTGATGTCGTTGCTGAAAAAGTAGACGGAGAATTTAAAGTATTAAATAGAGATGCTTTTGATATAAGAGAATATGATATGATAAATGGTAAGCCTGTATTTAAAGATGTTAATAAAAACTATGCTAAATCAGATAGTAAGTTAATAAATGACGCTATAGAATTTTCTAATAGAAAAATAACTACATCAAGAGCTGAAAATGCTATTAATGGAGACAATGCTTACAACAATATAAGAAAAGCATTAGAGATACAAAATATAGCTAAAGACCATTTAGGAAGATATATAAACGATAGAGAAATGAACGGCATAATGTCTCGTAATATCTCTGAAGGTAAAATGGCTCTTTCTATACAAGAAGAGTTAGCTAATAAAATAACTAAAGTATTAGAACATAAAAATGGTGTATATGATTCTACAATAGATAATATGTCTACTTATATGAATACTATAAAAGATAGTAGTGCTTACTATACTAAGTTATTTGAAGCATTAAATAATAATGAAAAGTTTACTAGTCAAAAATCTGCTACAGTTCAAAAAGAAATGTTTAAACGTGTAGATAGACATTTAAGAGAAACTTTAGCTACAAACATATATGAAGATTTTTCTCGTCAAAAGAAAAGCGTATTAGGAGATGAAGCTTTACAAGCACCTATTGAAAGATTTAAATCAATGTTTGAAGTAGATTTAGCTGGGATGCCAGGTGCTAAAAAACAACAATATTTTGATTTAGTAAAAGCTAAGGAGAGTGGTTTATTAAGATTAGATTTAGATAAGAATAATGTAGAATATAGTTTAGTATCAGCTGTTAATACAATGCTTCAAGGAGATAAAAAAATAAGACCTGAAGATGAATTTGCATTAACTAATAAGAACTTTAGAAAGTTCGTAGACTATATGTTACAAGATAAAACATTTAAGAAGAGTATAGGAGAAGACTTCCGTAATGAATTATTTAATATTGTAAATAATGATATGGAATATAATCATATAGATGTAGCTGGTAGAATGATATCTGAATTTCGTAACATAAAGAAAGCAGACCCATTTGCAGGTATCAAATCTAAAGACTTATATATGAAAGACTTAACTTCTACTTCTGGTTTTACTAATGCATTAAATGGAGAAAAGTTTTTAAACACAGTGGATGATTTAGTAAACACTCATCTTAAAGATATGGATATAAGACTTATAAACGGAAATAGAAATGCGGCTGAAATGTTTGTTAAAGATAACATACTAGACTTCTATGTTCCAAAGAATCCTACTAATATAGTTCAAACTAAAGCTAGGCAAGAAATGAATAACTATTTAACTGAATTAGTTTATACTGCTGATAAAATAGGAGCAGGTATTTCAGTTAATGATTATGGAGACATTACTCTTAATAGCAATGGTAAAATAACTACTTTAAATTTACCTAAAATAAAAGCAGACGGAGATTCTGATATCTGGTATATTCAAACAGGTAACATGAAAAATAAGCTTATAGGTAAACTTAATATAGACCCTATTTTGGGTGGTAAAAGTGTCGACATGAATGTGTCAACTAATTTTGGTGCAGCAGTTGGTTCTTTCCCTATGAGTAAAACAGTAGAAGATTTTTATAGTAAGAATATATCTGGAAAAGCTACTAAAGAATCTATGGACTACATAGAGACAATAGTTAATACAGGTAAAAAGAAATTAATTAAGAACTCTACTATAAACGGATTTAATGGAAATGATTTAAACTCTAATAGACTAATGGATGTCTCTAGCATATCTAATGTATTACAAGACCTATTTGGTAAAAATGGTAAAATGAATTATCTAGTTAAGAATAAAAATTTTTTAGATTCTAATTTACAAGAAGTATTAGGTAAAGATGTTGCTAGATATATAAAATCAGGAAGACCAATAGAAGAGCTTGATGCAAATATGACTAAAGACTTAATAAAGAATATGCCTCACTTACTTGAGATACTTGGAGTGAAAGCTAATGTACAAGGTACAGAAGTAGAAGAAGTTTTAAAGCAATTATCTTTTACAGGTAACGTAAAACAATCTTCTAGTATGATAGGTGTGTTAGGTGATATGCCTTTATTTTCTCCTCATGCAGCTTTAAGTAACTTACAAAGACCTCCTATATTAGCAGCAGGTAATGCAATACCATTAAGAACGGATGCTGTTAGAAAACTAGAAGGTTCAGGAGTTTTAGCTGGTAACATAATTAGTACAGCTTCAACAGATAAAGCTACTATGAGATATGTAGCAGGTGTAGGAGAAACTACTACTGATGTTATGATGAATATAGCTTATGTTTCTACAGATGCATTAGATGTCATTAGAACAAATAACATAGATAAGGTACTTGCTACTAAAGCTAATGTAGATAGTAACTATAAGGCACGTATGAACAGTATGTTTGCTAAGTTAAATACTTATGAACAAGAAAGACATATGGACGGTAGAATAGCTGAAAAGTTATATGGATTAATGCCTTCTAAAGTTCAGAATATATCTGCGTCAAAAGATATAGCATCTGCTATAGAACTTATGACTGAACAAGAAGCTAAAACACAAGCAGACTTATTAATAGGATTAAGAGGTTCTGTTACAATAGATAAAAGCGGTCAATTATCTTATAAGAGTGCTACTGGTAAATATGTAAAAAGAGGAGACGCTATAGTTCAGACTTTAGGATTTGGAGACAAATTAGAAGCAATATCTCCTAAAGTACAACAAGGGGTTTTCACTCATAAGTTTATGAAGTCAAATGGTATGGCTTTAACAGATGAAGAGATTACTAAAATCATTAATCAAAATAAATCTGTATTTATGGAAAATGGTAAACTTGTAAGCAACACTAATGCTACAATTAAATTAAGTAATCTATTAGAAAATAAATATGAAGCTACAGGATTATATAGAATACAAGATATATCAGCAGCTGGTTATATAAAACCTACTACGTCATCTGCGGAAAAAGGGATGACAAATTTAAACTATATAAAGACTGGTACTTTAGATAAGAATGTAGATAACTTTTTTAAATCTATAGGAATGCAAGATGTATCTAGACAATCAGTTTTATATGATGAAAGTATAGATGCAATATTAGGGCATGTAGGTAAAAACAAAGTAAAATCTGGTTTAAAAGCTAGTGGGTTTGAAACAGTTGGTGCTTTAAAACAAGCTATTAATAAAGAGCGTAACATGTTTAATGAATTCTTAATGGATGATTTATTTGGTGGAAAAGCTCATATGTTTGTAAACGACGGTGTGTTTAAACATGGTGGTTCTGGACAAGTACAATTTGGTATTCTTAATAAAGCAATAGATAACTATATCAAAGCTAATAATGGTGATGTAGAAGATACTCTTAAAAAAGTAGTTGGTATTATTAATAGCAATAAAGAGTTCCAATTCTTATCTACTAAGAACTTAAATACAAATGAATCTCAGTATACTAAGTTCAGAATGAAAGATGGACGTATTCATATGGATGATATGGCTACTAATATCGAAAACTTAACGGTATCTAATATAGAGAGTTTAGAAAAACTTATTGTACAAATAGATAACAATATTAAAGATTTAGGCGGCGATAGAGTTGTTCATAACGAAGGATATGTTCAAAGATGGAATAAGAAAACTAAACAAATGGATACACTTAAAATAGGTGAAACTTATAATGAGATGTATGAAAATAAAAAAGGTAAGTTAGTTAATGTTTATTCTGATACTAATGAAGATTATACTGTAAAGCCTTTATTCGGAGATTGGATGACTCAAGAAATAGACGGTAAGAAAGTATTTGTAACTCCTATAACAAAAG